AGCTGTCGCTGGCGAATTACGCATGGGTACTGGATATGCAGGCGCAGTAGAAGGCGGATCAATGAGTCAATGTTTAGTGTGGGATAGAGAACTAACAAATACAGAAATCAACCAAGTATGGGAAAGTACTAGAAGCTGGCACGGCAGATAAATACACATAGATATTAGGAAACGCAAATGGCAAACAGTGATAAAAATATTGTAATTACACCACAAAGAAATGCAGGTGGTTTACCTAGCATTGTGTTCACAGGATTTGATAACGATCCTATAACACAAAACGTACTAGATGACAACAGCCTAAGTTGGGAAAGTTCTGCTGGACAACTGTTCAGTATTACACCTAGTTTAACAGGCACTATCTTCAGTGTTAACGATGTATCAGGTGTTCCAAGCATTGAAGTTGAAGACAACGGTTTGGTTAAATTAGCACCGTTTGGAGGTAACGTTCTTATAGGTAGCACAAGTGACAATGGCGCTGCAAAAATGCAAATCACTGGCAACTTTACTGCCACAGGCGAAGTTACAGCATACTACTCAGACGAACGTTTAAAAACTTTTAAAGGAACTATATCAAATGCACTTGACAAAGTTAAAAGTCTAAACGGATATCTATATACAGAAAACGAAGTTGCAAAAAGTTTAGGATATAATAATGAAGACACTCAAGTAGGAGTGAGTGCCCAAGAAGTTGAAAAAGTTTTGCCAGAAGTTGTTGCACCTTCTCCACGTGATCCTCAGTATCTTACAGTGAAGTATGAAAAACTTGTACCATTGCTTATCGAAGCTATTAAAGAACAACAGCAACAAATAGATGAATTAAAAAATACCATTAATGAGTTAAAAAGCAGTTGACCTGTGGTATATATTATGTTAGTATAACGATAAACTAGGAAATAAGTATGGCATTACCAGCAACAGGCAGCACAATTACAATGAGTCAAGTACGAAACTATTTTGGTAGTAGTACTACTCCTATTTTGTTACGTGCAACGCTTGGAGCATTTATTGGTATATCATCAGGACAGATTTCTCTTAGTGATTCTTTTGGTGGATACTATACACCAGCAACATAATCAGGAGCAATACATGAAAACATTATACGAAGTCTTGAATGTAGACTTAGCACAAGAATTTACCAAAGCTCGTAAACGTGCTGTGCTTGCAACAATTGAACTAGAAGCACAGACAGAGATTGAAGCAAACAAAGCCATTGACGAACTGGACATTCCAGAAGACGACGATCGTTACCATTGGATCCAAATTTTTGGACGTAAAATGGGAGCAGATTTAATCACTATTGGTAAAGTACAACCCGAACACATGTTAGGTGCTAGTGCATTACCAGCAGAAGATTTTAACGAAGCAGTAAAAATCTGCACTGCAACAGCACGTTCAATCAATGATGCAACAGTTGAAGCAGAAAAAGAATTTGCACAAGAATCTATGCCACAAACACTTTAAGTAAATGAAAATTGCTCTTTGCATTCCTGCTAGAGATACTGTGCATACTGTATTTGCACAATCTCTAGCAAACATCACTGCCTACTTAACAAAGCAAAATATAGATTATAGTTTGCATTTTGTTTTAGGTAGCGTAATTTCAAACAGCAGAACACAACTAGTAAACGAAGCACTTGAGGCAAATGCGGACTATATACTTTGGCTTGACAGTGACATGTATATTCCAGTTACAATCTTTAAAAAACTTTATGCACACAAAAAAGATATTATAGCATGTACATATAGCACTAGATACAAACCTTATAGCAACGTTGCATTTATGGACTTTAATAATCCACCTACTAAACTAAATGCAAGTAAAGGTTTACATGAAGTATTTGCTGTAGGTATGGGTTGTATGCTTGTAAAAACTGATGTTTATAAAAATTTACCTAGACCTTGGTTTAATCATGCTTACAACGAAGAGCTTGACGACTTCTCAGGAGAAGATATATGGTTTTGTAAATTAGCAGCAGAACATGGATACAAGACATATGTTGATTGTGATACAAGTAATATGTTAGCACACGTTGGAACAAAAGCATTTAAATTAGAGGATATTCAATGAAAGTATTAGATAAGTTTGAACTCTATGGAAGAAATTTACACAATGGTCAAGATTATTTAAAAAATCATTTTCTTAAAAAATATCCAGTTGTATATTCTGAAGAAGAAATTGAAGACTGGCAAGGGTATCAAGATTATGTATGGCTTGTTAATCCTGATGCAAATTTATTAAACGGATTTCCGTGGTACTACAGACCAAAAAAAGATGAAGAACCAGCAATACACGCATTTCCAGAAATATACAAAGACAGTAAAAAAGTTAAAACTTATGAAAGTGTAAGGCTAATTCCAACAGAGCCTGGCAGCTACAAAGTTAAAAAAGGACAATACATATCTAGCATATATGATATCTACCACGGTAGAGAAAAGTTTGATTATTTTTATGTAAACACTCCTGAAGATATTTTAGAAGCACAGAAAAATAGTACAACAGATTTATTTTGGGCAGTTCCTAGTAACGTTGTAATTAGAGACAGTTTTAAGTTTAACTACAAACCAGACTACTGGAGTTTAGATAATATTCATGTGTTTGGAAATGGTAATAGTGAAACATTTGATGGGGTATGTTTAATACCAAAAAATTATAATTTTACAAAAAACGAATTAGATTACAGATTTTATGCAAACAAAAAAGAAGTAAAAATTATAGCAAGTGATCCTATTCCGTATCAAAAATTTACTGTTGACAATTATAATGATTACAAAGAAGCATTACTACATTGCCAAACAGAAATGTTTTGGGCAATTCCTAGTGATGTTGAAGTAGCATCCGATTTTGACTTTAATTATCATGTTCCATATCAAAATAAAGGTATTGTACAAGTATTTTTAAATGGTGAGCATAGAGACGGTATCGTATTATTACCTCGAGACAAAAAAATTAGCGAACGTGAAATTGAACACAGATTTTATGTTACAAAAAACGAATTGGATATTATAGCAAGCTATCCTAAAAGTTTTAAGAAGTGGACAGTAAACAATTACAAAGATTATATGAATGCTTGTAATGATGTAAAAGAAGATATGTTTTGGATGATTTATCCCGATCTTGATATTAATGAAAACTTTAATTTTAATTTTTATATTAGCCATCATGATCAATTTAATAGAAAAATACACCATGTATTTAAAAATCAAAATTATTATGATGGTATAGCATTAATAAGCAAAGATATTAGGATCAGTAGGAAAGAATTTGAATACAGATTTTTTGCACATAAAAAAGAACACGACATTATAGCAAGTAAACCCCAACCTTATGATATTGTTTTTATAAGTTACAACGAACCTAATGCAGATAAAAATTTTGAAAAACTTAAAAAACAATTTCCAGATCGAGCAATACATAGGGTTCACGGCATTGAGGGAATTCACCAAGCTCACAAATATGCAGCTAAGATAGTTGATACTGAAATGTTTTGGGTAGTTGATGGCGATGCTGATATTTTAGAAACTTTTGATTTTGACTATCAAATTGCACACTATGATGTAGATGGTAAAAAAACTGTTCACGTTTGGCGCAGTTTTAATCCAGTAAACAATTTAGTTTATGGTTATGGTGGTGTAAAATTATTGCCTACTAAATTAACACAAAACATGGATGTTACAAAAACAGATATGACTACAAGTATTAGTAATAAATTCAAAGGTATTGAAACTATGAGCAATACCACAGCGTTTAATACAGATCCATTTAATACCTGGAAGAGTGCATTTAGAGAATGCGTTAAATTATCTAGTAAAATTATTGACAGACAAAAAGATGACGAAACTGAATTTAGATTAGATGCATGGTGTACAAGAGGAGAAGACAAACCGTTTGGAAAATATGCCATAGCAGGAGCAATTGCCGGACGTGAATACGGAAGTACAAATGTAGATAATCAAATAGCATTATCTAAAATAAATGATTTTGATTGGTTGCACAATCAGTTTGCTAAATTAAATGAGCAACTTGAATAATAGTTTCTACTTTGGTTTTATTTGTTTTACTACGCAGTGTATTTAATAATCCAGTGTGCAAAGGTTTTGGCCATTTGTTAAAACTACACCAACAATAACCACTGTGTTCAAAATTTAGTGTGGGAATAAATTCGTTTTCAACAACACATAGATATGTATGGAAGTTAAAATGTTCATCATTGCTTACAAAACTTTCTAATGGTATAGTTTTTTTAATTTTTACTGTACCAATTTCTTCATCAATTTCCCTTTGCAAACCTTCCCAAAGTGTTTCGCATCCTTCATTTTTTCCACCAACTAAGCCCCAGCAATTACCATTGGTGCCTTTTTTATTTCTATATAATAGGAGAAATCTCTTGGTGCTTAAACTATAAAATAATGCGCCACTGCAAATAATTTTATTCATAAAAATACTTATTTTAAAGTATTATACTCCAAGTACCTTTTGGATAATAACCATCAATGCTTTCAACCCAATCTTCACCTTGGTAAACATATTGGACTCCGGTATTTAAGTTTGTAGTAAATATAGGAGTTGTGTATTCACTTGCATCATATACAACTTGCCATTTAGAACCAGTCCATTCTACTATGTCGTTCTGGTCAGCAAAAAAGTCTGTGCCATCATTATTTTTCCAAGCGTCTGCTCCGTCATCATTGAAATGTAGTGTATATTTTACAGCATTGTCAGGCGTTACATTTTCATCTAATATTATAGACAACAAGCCACCAATGTTTTGTACACTAGCACTAACACTTTCTCCATCTACTGTAACTTCAATGCTTGTAACTTTATCAGCTAACCACCAACTTTGCTGATAAAAGTATAACTTATCTTCATCTGTCCTATAAAACAAATCTCCCTTTGTAGGAGAGCCAGGAAACGATGTACCGCTTGTAACACCATCTGGTTTTTCTATATCATTAATATAATATTCTATGTAAGTATCAATACGATTTGTTGTTCCAGTTGGTGTATAATTTCTTACCGCTGCATTACCTATAACGTCTAACACCAATATCCTTACTCCACTGGTTTTAATAGTTGTTGGATTAAATGTACGAGGATTTATAATATAATCAACCGTGCCGTATTGTGCAGGATTGCGAGAAGGACCTTCTATCAGAGTATTACTAGGAAGAGTGTCTTCGTCGTAATCAATAAACAATTCTGTTGTATCGCTAGGATTTATTTCAATAGTTCCTCTAACTGGTGTGTCAAAGTAAGTTCTACGTAATTCTATCTGACTAATATTTGGTTCATATTGTGAAGGCAATTCTGCTTCCATTACATCTAACCAATGTGCATCTGGCTTGTATAATAACTTGTTTGTAGCTAATAATGCTAATCCGTTGTTTACATCTATACCATATTGTCTATAAGATGTAACGTGCGGATTGAGCTGTACACCTAATCCTGTTGCTTCTGGAATGTAATCAGGATCTGGAGTAAAACCGTCAAGTTCTAAAGTACCTGTGTCAGAGTTTATTATACCTGTAATAATTTTTGTAATAATACCTAATTTTTTGACTTTAGCAGGTGGAGAAATATAAATTGGAGCAGTAAAACTCATTGTACATATATCAATTTCACTTTCTGTTCCTACAGGTACACTACGTGAACTAAAAGTTATATCCTCCATAAACAACACTGTCAAACTTGTCCAGTCTACATAATTGTCGTTTGTTTGAAACTCTAAACTTGGATTAAAAAGCATTAATATTTGTTCAAGTATTTGTAATTTTTGATCTGTGCTTGTACTCCACAGGTCAACATTTACACTCAACGTAAAAGGATTAGGATGCAACCTTTCTACAGTATATCCTTTTGCTTGTTGTGCAATATAGCTGTTTGTTTCTTCATCAAATTGTTTTTCACGTAAATTTACTTTACTCACAAAACTACTATCACTGGTACGTGTCCTGTCCATTTCTAAACCAGTGATATAAACTGCCATACGAGGAGCACTTGGAATTTTGTTTTCACTATTGTCACGCATAATACTAGCAACTTGTCTTGTAAGGTCACCATAAGTTACCGGAACTTGTCTAAGATCACCATCACCGTCTTTATAACTAAAGTTACTAAAAGCACGTACTATTTGTGTAACATAACGTCTTACTTGACCATCATAAAAATATTGCATCAGTTATCTGCCTTTGCTTTTAGAGCTTTACTTAGTGCTTGTCTTTCTACAACAACTTCTCCACTAATTTCGTTTACTGTGCTATTATTAATAAACGTTCCAAGTTGTGTATTACGTGTATCTGTATTAGAAAGTTCTGCTCTAACATTATCTTCAATTTTAGTCCAACCACTGCCGTTGTACCTAAATAATCTATTTGGCAATAAATCTGTCCTTAAAAAATAATCTCCGTTTTCTGATAAAGGAGGAAAACTACTTCCTACACCAAAAGGTGATCCATTTGGTGGAATACCATCTCCTACTAAATATCCTAAATAACCACTTGCTAATGGAGTTTCATAAATTACATCAGCAGTAATGCCACTTGATACATCTATATTATCAACATCTACACTTACAATACTAACACTAGCATCGTCGTTAACTTGCACAGTATAAAATTGTTGTGTTGCATAACCAGCATATTTGACATCGTCGTTTGCTTGTGCAATTACAGCATCATTAATTTGCATTTCTATTTCGAATGTTGACATAATATCTCTTAGCGTCTTATCGCTATTTTCAGCAGCAGGTAAATCTAAAATATCTTTGTATTCTTGTCCATCGTAAATTTGTTTTACTTTTAATCTGTATAAGTGTGGATACCAAGTTTGTGAGAATCCTTCGCTTGCTCTTGTTACGTCTTCGATCACATAAAATCTTTTAAGTGCTATTTCTAAATCATTAGCAGCATATTCATCGATTAAATGTGGTAATTCAATTACATCGCCTGGCATAAGTTTTCTACCAATAGTTTTTACACTACTGTTTATATGTACTGTTAAAAACAATGTATCGTTGCTGAGGAATAATCCAAATTGACTTAAATCAAAATCGTTATCTTGTACATTGTAGTGACCACGTACTACATAAACATCTCTGTCATATTTTCTGTCTCTGTTTTCTAAAAACAACAAGTCCTGAATGTTTGTAGATTTTACAGAATCGTATTGAGGTTGGTCTGCTGTGGCATCAGCATCTGATGGATTTTTTGGACCTAAATATTTGTGAATTACAAAATCGGTACCACCTACAGTAAACATTTCATAGATAGTGTTATCTAAGAAAGTGTAGTCTTTTGATTTTTGTGGTCTATATAAACTTAGCTTTGGCATACACATATTTATCGATAAATACTTTTGGAGACAAACTATGAGTAATACTACCGCATACCAAGAAATTTATGATTATGTTGAAACCTTTTTAGGCGGAGGCATGATTGATGTTGAACTAGATCCTGCACATTATAAAACTGCTTTAGGCAAAGCATTAAATAGATACCGTCAAAGAACTGAAAATGCAGTAGAAGAAAGTTACATTACAATTGGTTTTGAACAAGACAAAAACGAATATACACTTCCTAACGAAATAATTGAAGTAAGAAAAATTTATAGACGTAGTGTTGGTAGTAGACTAGGTGGTAGTGCAGATGGTGGCAGTTTATTTGAACCATTTAATCTAGCATACACAAACACTTATCTGTTAGCAGGTAGTGGTATTGGTGGTCTTGCAACTTATGATTTCTTTGCTCAACAACAAGAACTTGTTGGTCGTATGTTTGGTAGTTTTATTGAATTTACATGGAATACAAGTACAAAAAAATTAACAATACTTCAGCGTCCAAGAGCAGATGAAGAAGTTTTATTATGGTGCTATAATTATAGGCCCGATTTTGAAATTTTAAAAGATTACAAAGCTAATCAATGGGTAAAAGATTATACACTAGCAAGTTGTAAGTATATGTTAGGCGAAGCACGTAGTAAATTTAGCACAATAGCTGGACCAGGCGGTGGCACTACATTAAATGGTGATACATTAAAAGCAGAAGCTCAAGCAGAAATGGAAAAACTTGACAATGAATTAGCTACTGCACTAGCAGGTGGTACAGGTTACGGTTTTATTATTGGTTGACAATAATTATTTTTTATTGTAAATTAAACTTATGAATAAAAAGAAGCTGTTGGTAATCGGACATGGCAGACACGGCAAAGATACTGTCTGCGAAATACTCAGAGACAAATATGGATATAGTTTTGAAAGTAGCAGTGCGTTCTGCTCTAAACTGTTTATCTACGATTTGTTAAAAAAGAAATATAACTACGAAAGCGAAGAAGAATGTTACGCCGATAGACATAACCACAGAACTGAATGGTATAATGCTATCAGTGATATGAACAAACGTGATGCTGCAACATTAGGCAGAGCTATCTTCAACGAGCATGATATTTATTGTGGACTTAGAAACAAACGTGAATATTTTGCTATGCGTAACACAAATGTTTTTGATTATGCTATTTGGGTTGATCGCAGTGACTACTTGCCAAAAGAATCTATAGATAGTATGACACTAGAACCGTGGATGGCTGACTTTTATTTAGATAATAATGGCACACTCGATGATTTAAAGTTTTGGATAGATCAATTGTACAACGGTCAGTTAAGTACGTAGATAACCGCCCAAAACCACCATTTTCTCCTCAGATCAGCTAAATAATAATAGAAAGTATTATCCATGAGGAGAAAAAACAATGGCACTAACATCACCTGGTGTTCAGGTTAGCGTTATCGACGAGAGTTTCTATACTCCGGCAGAACCTGGTACAACACCTATTATTTTTGTAGCAACAGCTGAAAATAAATTAAACGGCGGCGGCACAGGCGTAGCACCTGGTACGTTAAAAGAAAATGCAGGTAAAGTTTACCTGATGACATCGCAAAGAGATCTTGTAGAAACATTTGGAGATCCAACATTTGTTACTGACGTAAACAATAATGTTGTACAAGGCGGTGAACAAAATGAATACGGATTACAAGCTGCATATAGCTATCTTGGCGTAAGCAACAGAGCATATGTAGTAAGAGCAGATGTAGACTTAAACAGTCTAAATGCTAGTTCAACACCAACAACCGCAAATCCAGAAGACGGAACATGGTGGGTAGATACACAAACAACAGAATGGGGTATTTTTGAATGGGATGGTTCAGCAGCTACAACTGAAACAGGTCAAACCTTTATAGCAAAAACTCCTCGTGTAATTACTGATACAACAGACTTAGTTGGTGGAGATGCAACTGGTATTCCAGGTAGCTGGGTAGGACAAAAAGGCGACTACGCAGTTGTAGCAACAACTAATCTAATTAAAATTTATTACAAAAATGTAGACGATACATGGGTACTAGTTGGAGGCCCTGATTGGAGTGGAAGTATTCCATCAGTTGAAGGTAGTATAGCAATTAGTTCAACAATCGGAAACATTGGAGATACTTTCGTTATTAATGCTAGTGACAGCAGTGCTGAAGCAGTTCAAATTACTTTGACAGGAAATACATTATCATCACTAGTAAATGACATTAACAATGCTGCTATCGGTGGTGTAACAGCAGAAGCAAGAAATAATAAACTTGTATTGTTGAATGATCGTAGTACAAGTGATACAATTCAACTAGTTGACGGCGCAGGACAACCTCTTGCAGCAGCTGGTATCGAAGAAGGATTTTATCTTGCACCAAAAGCTCAAATCAGTAAGCATACGGATGTACCATTATTTAAAACAAATGATAGTGATACTAGACCGAGCGGCAGTGTATGGATTAAAACAACTAATCCAAACTTAGGTGCTGATTGGAGAGTAAAACAATTCAACGGTGATACAGAAATTTGGAACAGAGTTGACTCACCGATTTATGCATCTAATCACAGCGCAATTTACGCACTTGATAGAAGCGGCGGCGGTGCAAATATTCCAGTTGGAACAGTATACATTCAATCTAATGCTACTGAGTCGGTAAATGACAATGCCAACTTTAAAGTATTTGTAAAACGTGCGGGTGGTGCTACTACTATTACTAGTGCAAAAATCACTGCAAGCACATTTGCAAGTGGTCCGTACAACATAACAATGCAAGAAAGTTTGAAATCACAAGAAGCATTAGACAGTGCAAAAACAGTTAGTTTTACTGCAACAGGACAAACTAGCGATGCACAAGAAATGGCAGCAGCAATTAACGCAGCAGGATTTACCAACATTGTTGCAAGTGTAGATTCTCAAAATAGAGTTACAATTACACACACAATTGGCGGTGAAATAAGACTTACAGATACTAGCAATGCTATGACATTTGCAGG